TATTATTAGTAGCTGTTGCTGATTCTCCTGTTACAAAAAATGTATTATCAGTACCATTATCTAAATTTTGAACAACTAAATTATTATTTGTAATTACAGCAAGTTCAAAACCACCGCTAGCCGTGACTACACCAGCACTATCTATTTTAACAAAAGATATTTGAATTGATGTTGTGATGTCCATATGGGTTGCATCTCTTCTAACTCCAATCATATCAAGAAGAAACCCCTGACTATCAATATCAATTAAACCAGTATCCCATAAAGTACTATTAAAAGCTGCTGCAAGTCTTTTATCATCGTTATTTACTCCAAAATCTCCTAAGAAGGTAGCACGAAAATAATCTTGATCTTTTGGAAGTGTTTTTGCTGGGAAGCTAAAAGAAAATAGTACATCTAATCCTGTTCCTACGTTTCCAGCACCTTGCGCACTATATATACACTTAGGAACACCTTTAATAAATAAATCATTTGGCAATGGATTATTCCAAGAATTTCCTATATTGCCAAATGCAGTATGTATGTTGGGTAATTCTGCTCTAGTTATTAACTTACTTTGATTCATTTAATCGCTATTCCACTTAGTAGTGGATCTACGGAAATTCAATTGTGTTCTCTCTATTGCCATTGACTTGACTGTAAAGCCTTGATCTGTTGTATTAGCTGTAATATCTATTTGTACTAAGTTAGCTTTTTTACCTGAATCATTCTTCCTAAAACTTCTCCAAATAGTTCTATTGTTATTTGCTGGTGTTCCTGTTAATGATTCTGAATAACTGCCTGCTGATGAAGTTGTATAACCATCGTAATAATAACTAATTGTATAAGCAACACTAGTAGTTAATTTCTTTAAAGTAATAGCAAATCTAAGCCATAGGGTTCTTAAAGTAGCTGCTCCGAATGCTCTACTTAATATTCTTCTTGTATGAGTTCCAGTAAACGTAGTTGGATTTGTTAATGGATCATACTTTAAAACTATATCCTTATCTGTGCTAGTATCATCAACCATTAGGTAAGCATTAGTACCTTTGATAAACTCAGCGTATATAGAAGAAACTATGTTACCTGTAAACTTACTCCATCTAACTAAAGGAAATCCAAACTCATCTCTCTTCTGAATATCTGAATAATCCATTACCCAAGTCGTATCTGTTCCATTTCCTAATGAAGCAGGAACAAATACCCAGTATTGTTGCTTATGCTTAATATTTAAAGATGCACAAGAATTAGATATTGCTGTTTCAAATACATTAGTTGTTCTCTTTACTTCACCTAGCTCTTGTATATTTCTTGATAATGAAGATGTTTTAGATTCTCCTAAAGCACTTAAAGTTAATGACGTTACACCTTGTGCAGATAGAAATATCTGATCGTCTAATACATCCTGAATAGTAGCTGGATGAATACAACCTATATTATGTGCATATTCATCTACTCTCAGATTAGATGGTATTGTAGCAGGAGCAGATATAGCAGATACTATATAAATTTTGTTAGATTTGTATACAATTAAGTTACCTTTAAATACCGATATAGCGCGGATAGAATCACCATCATTAGGTTCAATTGTTATTCTAATAGCACCACTATCAGTATTGTCAAGTACGTAATCGGTTGGATCATTTATCTTTGACCCACTAATTGTATTTAGTGTACCTGAAGTATCTGTACCAAATGTCCATAGTCTACTATTCCAAACTACTATTTGTGATCCAGTTGGGAATGGTGATGTAAAGCTTGAAAACAAAGTACTTACTGTTCCTGATGAATCTATCTTTTGTAGATCACCAGTAGTATCAGCACTTGTACTATAACCAAAGATAATGTAATCATTGAACATTACAAAGTAATATCTTTGATTCTGTGGACCAACATCATCAGCTAATTTAGTTACGCTAGTACCATCTGTATTCATCCAATACAAATCAGCTAAACTTGTATTTATAACAAATACTATTTTACTTGTTCCATTACTAAATGTTGCAGTGAATAGAGCTAGTATACGACTACCCAAGTTGGTATCAACTAACTGTGATGGAGAAGTTCTAGTAGATAGATTAGCTATATCATCAAACTCAAAGTTCTCTATCAAAGCTGCTGCATCTTCTGGTAACTCTTCAGGTGGAAGAGTGGTTATCATACCAGAATTCCAACTGGTTTGAGAGATAGGATCAGTTCTATTTACTGTAGGTAGTGGCATAACTTATTCTGTAAACTCACTATAGAATATTCTTTCTGCTAATTTTCTTGCTTCGATTGCTTCTTCGATTGTTTCAAACCACCCTAAATGACATTTGCCTATTCTAGCTCTCCATTGATTTCTTTTCTTATGAAAGCCAATTCCTTTATGTCCTGAAGTATTATTTTCAGGGATTTTAGAGTTAATGTTATTTTGACTATATGTTGCGAGTCTAAGATTTTCTCTACGATTATCTAACTTATTTCTATTTTTATGATCTATCACCAAACCTTCTGGTATTGCTTCGCCTAGTAATCTCTCCATTATTATTCGATGCATTGTATAGAAAGTTCTATCATAATTAATCATCTTACTAGTAGCTAAATAACCAACTGAATTAATATGCCATTTATTAAATGACGAAACAAAATCATAGTCTTCATCATCAACTAACGCAACTTCATTATTATCAAGATGTATATATTTCATGATCTGAAATGGGATGGATCTAATCTAGCAAAGCGTCTATCAGATTGACTTCCTAAATCTCTTGGCTGCATAATAAGATATTTAGCAGCAGGTGATCTTGTTTCCATACCTTTCATTTCTTCTAGTTTAGCATAAAAGGCTTGTAAATAAAACTTAGATCCTTCATAGTCTTTATCATTCATCAAAATATAAGCTCTAACTCTATGCTTAATAGCTAAAACCATTTCTTTACGAAATGGAATATTATCAGCAGTACCTAAAGCTGTAGTTGTTGGATGTACTTGAACGTGTAACTTAAGTGGATAAATTGCATCAGGTATAGGACTAAGACCAATGTTCTTAATTAGTTCATTTGATCCTACTGTTGGTTCAAGATAAAACCAGAATCTAGGCTTGCCTGTATTCTCGAAGTTCTCAGCAATATTAGTTAGATTCATTATGTCTTGATAATCAATAGGTTCATCTGTATCTGTAAACCTAATTGATTTAATATCAATAACATCTTGAGCTAAGGCATATGCCTGTTGCGATGCTACTGTACTTAATGAGTCAACTTGCTGAAATAATTTCCACTCATAAGCATTAGCTATCTCATCAACGGCATCATCAATCCAAGACTCTACAGTAGAAACCATTTCAGTATTATCTGTAGCTTCATCTTGTTCTCTAAGTAATATTAAAGCTAATGCATTTACTGTTAATAATGCCATTGTTATATCCTATTTAGATTGACCAAGCCACTGTGTAGGTATTTCATCCTCATCTACAATTAAGTTCTGATTAAGTGGATGAACAACTCGTTTATGCTCTTCTACAGCTTTCTTAATCTTCTCTTTCTCTGTTTCTGGTACGCTATGCCAACTACCGAAATGTTTACCAGCAACATCAAAAGCGCATACATCACAAACAGATGGAGTAAGTTCGATCTTTACTCTTTTAATATTGAATTTATCAATCTGAGTTTCTTTAGAAATAAACTTACGTTTTGGTTTATCTGACTTAGTTACAGTTTTAGGCTTATTGAAAGACATTGTTGGTTTAGTTACTGCCTGAACTGGTCTGATATTAGGATTCTCAAGAACTTCAGGATCAATTATTGTTTCCTGTTCAGGTGTATTATCTGCAACTTCCTCAAACATAGCTTCAAAATCAAATTCATTACTCATTTCCTAGACTCCTATCGAATTTGCCAAGCAAATAATCATTAAGTTTATAACGCATAACTTGGTTATTTTGGTTCATAATAACCAAGTATTCGTCAATATGACCAATCTTAACTTGATTGGCTAAGTAAACATTCTTATCGTATTCTTTAAACTTCTTCCAGAAGTAAATATCAGGGTTGATTTGCCCTGAATGCCAGTCACCATTCTCATTAGGTACACCAACTAACCAAGGTTTAGGTACATCTTTAAACGCAGTAGCTCTAAATACTGTCAATCCGAAGTGACCAATACTTATTTTAGTTAGATCACTGCTTGCCATAGTAGGAGTGAAGTAATTTACTCCTTCTATAACACAAAGAATATCGTTTTTATTACCACGTTTATTCTGAATAGGTACAAGAGCATCAATATGTGGATACCTAACCATTAGCAAAAGTAGTTCTTTTAGATCATCTGGAAAGAATACAGAATCATAATCAAGTGAAATAAGTATATCTGAACCACCATCTATTAGTTGAACTATAGTATTTTGTATTGCGTGTTCCCACCAAGCACCACCAGTTACAGTAAGTGGTATATTAAATGAGTTTAGAGTCATCTGTGCAACTCTATGATGATCTGTAAAACCAAGTCTAGGAGCAGATACAAATGCAGAAATCTTTAGTTTCTCAGTATTCTTTGACCACTCATCAGTAATTTGTATTTCCTGATATGGTTGTCTTTGTATTAGTAGTCCTTTGTTATCTAGTGATTGTTCCATAATTAATTTAGTTAGGGGGGTGTTTAGACCCCCCATTTGTTTAGAAGATTATAGCTTCGCAGCGATAATCAGTTCCACCAGAAGTAGCAAGATTGATTCCAGAGTCAATACTGTAAACTCTCTTACCACCAAGAATAGCCATAAGCTGAACAAGTGTAGATGTTGAGGTTGTATAAGTGGTCAGAACACCATCAGTAGCAGATATAACAAGGAATGAACCTGTAGCAATATCTGTAGCTACTCTAACACCACCACGCAACTCAGCATCAGAACTTGTACTAGTTGAAGTTACAGGAACTTTACCTCTAACCTGAATCCATCCATATGAACCAGCAGCAATAGTTCTAACTGCAACACCAGCAATTAAGTTAGATGTGGTAGCAGCAAACTCAACTGCACCATTTTCGTCAGTAGCGCCGAGCGTGTACATCACAGCACTACCAGCAATCAATGGATCAGTGTCAGCATTTCTAACATACTGAAACTCAGCATCAGGACAATAACCAGCACCCGGTTTACGAATAGTCAAAGCAGTTGGATAACCACTTGTACCTGTTCCTTCGCCTGGTAGTACATCCTGATAAGACTTTGAACCTTGACCACCACCACGCGGATCGCTAACAATAATCCCAAGTTCATGCTTAGGACTAGTTGTGGTATCTTCAAACGGATTAACAAGAATCTTAATAGCCATCGTTTTATCTCCTTTCCTAAGAATCACGCAGTATCGACGTTCATACGTCCTTGACGCTGACGATTAGAGCAAGTCAAATTGCCATACAGCAAAATCTGACTAACTTTAGCATCTTGGTTTTCAGGACGTTGAAAGTCGGTAACAACAAAATTCTTACCTTTACCCATAACGAACTTAAGAAAATCTGCATTGAGCATTACAAGTTCATGATTATCTGAACCAGCAGTCAATGATGCAGACGGCATATCATCGTCGAATACCCAAGGCGTAGCCTTGAACATCAAGTTGAGAAATCCAGCATCACCAAGTTTCATATCCATGAAACGCTCGTTGGGAACAAGTGATGCTTCATACTTCTCAAAAAGGAACTGATCGGAGATAATAACTGTAGGCTTGACTTTACCTCTTGAACAGCTATTATAGAGAGTTCTAAGACCATCCATAAAAGCACTATGAGGCGGAGATGCTTCAGTAATAACTACGTTGCTCAACCACTGATTACGCCAGTAAGCAAAAGTAGATGAATTAATTCCACCATAAGTAGAGAATGCAGCACCGTCTTCAACCGCAAGACCAAGACCAGTAATATCTTTTCCACCATTACCAGTACCATCAGCTTGCAATTGACGGTTAATCTCCAACATCATACTAAGTTCAAGCTGTGTAATCTTAGACTGAAGAAGATTAATAACTTTGGTCTTTGAACCAGAGTTCTTAAACTCTTCTTCACCACTAATTGTAACTGAACCTGCTACCTGTTTCCAATCAAACTCAGCAGCAGTAAATCCACCCTGTGGTGATGTGTCAATAATGTCATATCCACTATATGACTTGACTGTGCTATTACGCTCAATGAGAAGAGTTTCAACGATACTTGTACCGCCTTCATCTTCTCGAATAAACCCACGCTCTTTCAACTGCATCCACAAGACTTGATGGTTAGTAATGTTATCTGCAAGCTGACCTCTATAGTTCTTAAGAGTGTGGGAAACTAGGGTATCAAAATTTGGATTACTCATTATTTAGTTTCCTCTATGTAAACAATTCACTAAGTGATTTTTCAACAGCTTGTTGAATGGACATCTTAGCATTTGGTTTATCTCCAACCAAAGGATTAGGATTTCCATTACGTACTGTTTCCATTTGATCTGCTTTCTTAAGTAGGTCAACTTGTGGCTGTCCGTTACTAGACCCATTAGTTGCTTGGCTAGTGCTATCCATTTGTTGTTTAGGAGCAACTTTAGCCATTGCTAGATAAAGTTTCTCCACATTAACATTAGGATCACTTGCCTTGTATTCTAGTATTGCTGGATACTTTTTAACGAAATCTTCACCATACTTAGTGACAAGATCAGTAAGTGTAAGTCTTTCATTAACTTTAGCAATATCAGAATTAAGTGGTTTAAGTTTCTCTTCAAATTGAGAAAACTTCTTTTCAATAGATTGATTAATTATATTAACCAAGTTACTTGCAAAGTCTTCAGACTGAACATCAAGAGTAGGCTGTTGCTGATCTGTCTGTTGAGTTTGTTGTGGAGTCTGTGAACCTTGCATACCTTGAAGTACACCAGCTAAGTTAATTAATGCACCTTCAATGCGACTAAATCTGTCTTCGTATTGTGGAGCAGACTGTTGCTGAGGATCAGGCTGATTCGCTCCTTCAGTAACTTTGGTCAAGTCAGGCTGATTAGTCTGCTGGGGTTTCTTGAAATCCAACATAAAATTGCCTGACTCTTCGTTAAATACGAAGTCAAGCTCTGATGGATTAGCATTGAATAGTGTAGACTCAGTAAGTTGCAAACTAGGTTGTTGAGTCTGTCCATTAGGTGTCGCTGCTGGTTGTACGTTCATATTAAGTTCCTTCTGGTAAGTCTATTGTATGTACAATCTCTTTCTCTATAAATTTATTTAGATTTTCTTTATTCTTTTGAGCAACAGTTTCAAATCTTTTAGATTGATTCTTTTGTGCAGATTCGTAATTATCTCTTGTTGCTCTTTCTAAGTTATTATTTTTTATATAATCTTTGTATTCTTTTTTACTATTAAAGTAGCCTAAGTTAGTTTGTTTACCAAACCACATATTATCTGGCTGCATTGCTGTAAGTGGTGGAAGAATGTCCAAATCCAATAATTGATTACAATTAAAACAAAATTCATTTACCTTGAAATTATCAGGACAATTGTTAATAATAGTTTCTTTAACATTAAAACAAGCTGGACATTGAACATCAAATAAAGGCATTAGTAACCTCCACTAAGTCCACCAAGTTGGGACATTGGATTGCCTATTTGTGATTGATCTTCTAAGTTAGGTGAAGATATTGTAGGCTGTTGCTGTGATTGAGCGTCAACTTGTTGCAAAGGTGGTTGTACAACTAAGTCAAAGTCAAAGAATCTACCAATGTCTTTGTATCCAAATGATTCCATTACCCAAGCAAATAATTGATTAAAATCTATTTTAAGAAGTCCAGCTTGAATAAGTGGAAGTGCTTGCATTGACTGTTGCCATATTGCTACTCTTTGCTGTCTGTCAACCATCGGATCAATCTTAGGAGCAGCAACAGACTCCATTGACACATCCATCTCTTCTTTAATATCTTCAGCAGATAGCTTTTCCCAATTAATACCTTCAAGTCCAACAAGAGCAATAAGTCTATCTGTGTTATAATTATTCTTTATATGTTGAAGAACTTGTATAGCTATATCTAAAATGAAGTTATCTATTGATTCTGCTCTATCATCAAGTTTTAGTCTGAATAAGTTAGTTCTTGTTTGAACTTCTCCTGAAGTGGTACGAGATGGAAGATTACCACCTTGAATTAAGTTATCATTTCCAGTTAAGTTACGAACATCATCTTTAATCATTCCTTCTACTGCATAATGATCTTGAGTGAGATTAGCTTCTTGAATTGGAGTAACTGCATTTTGTTGTTTAACAAATATTACAGTACCATCAGGGCCATTAACTAATTTATTTGCTTCTGCTTCTGAAATTGAGTTCTCAATTGCAGTATACTTTCTATTAAAACGTCGTCTATGCTCAAATGCAGATGTCCTAACTCTATTAAGTTCAAATTGCTGATCTTCAATTGTATAAGGTAGACCTACACCATACAAGCAATCTTGAATAGGTATATAATCAACTTTGATATAAGGGAAGTTGTCAATGTAATCAAATGGCCAATCTTTTTCTAAAAGAGGCTCTTTAACATTACTACAAAGAATATAATACTTTTTATTTCTCTTAGACCATAATTCATAAAGTACTATATCATCGTCGTCATCATAACTAAGTTTGTCGTCTGTACCGTATGAATCATTAGCAGTAGCAACATTAGCATCGCTGAGTGAATCATATATAGTTTTCTTAGTTCCTGGGCTATAGAAACCACTCTTAATTTTCTTGATTACCGCTTGATCGTATTTCGTATTCGCACATAAATCTCTTTTCGATTTGAAGAATATTTCACATACCCATTCCGCAGTCTCGATATTGTTCTCCGAAGCGCACGGATCAATAAGGAAATAAAAAGGGCAAATACGCTTGATGTATGGTGCATCTTCCTTGATATAAGATTCATATTGAATGCTCTTATCTGATTTAAATTTGGATTTGTCAATCTCTAAAGCATAACCAACTTTGACAATTCCATGACCTATCTCTACACAATCATAAGCAGCAGACTTAACTTGCTTGTGCATTCTACGCTGCTCATATTCATAATTAAGTATTTCTGACTGAAGTTGAGCAACTTTATCTTTTTCTGGTTTACGGGGTTTACAAACAAATTTAGGTTTATTTGAGATGAGAAATGGAACAATTGATAGAACATTGGACATTGTGATGTTGACTGTAATCCTATCTCTTGCTTGATCTGAACTAGGATCAGTTTCTACTACATCCCTCCAATGTACACCATTGTACATTTCATATGCTCTTTTCCAATCTTTATCAAAGTTACTTCTACGCCATCTTAATGTGTCTTCAATCTTCTTTAGCCATTGTACACACATCGAGTCACTATCACCATAATCAAATTCGTAAGAACTTTTGTTTGGTGAGTTGGCACTACGTAATGTAGTTTGCTTGTTGTATGGTACAATATTAGCGTTCATAAGCTGTTGGTGTCGTCTCAATTATCGAATATGATTTTACTGCTTGAATATTTAAACTAAGATCGAATGAAGCACAATCATCAATCTCTGACTTCCAATGAGTAAACTTGTAGAAGCAGGCTTTCCAAAGTAACTCTTTTAACTTCTTTTCTGTAAATAAAGCGTGATGGAAATCATATACATCTATTTGACCACCAAAGATATAACCTTCAAACATTGGATGATCTTTTAGATTAGTTATAATATAGTCAAAGTTAGGTACAGATATTTTAATTATTCCATCAAGTTTAAGAACTCTATTCCATTCAATTAAAACTTCAAGAGTCTGTCTGTATGAGAAATGTTCAAGTATGTGACTAGCCCTAATTTCATCTATTGATTCATCTTCATAAGGCAGAGGATAAACTAATTGACCATTGGCAATGTCAATGTTAGTGTAGCCTTCAATTAGTTTTGTTCCTGAACCTAGATTGAGTTTCATATAGATTTAATAGCTTCTTTAAAATTAAAGCAGAGTCTTCTCATTTCATCAGAAGTAAGTTTTCTACCAATGTTTCTTTTGTGATTCTTAATAAGTGATTTAAGAACTGATTTCTGTGCTGGTCTATTTTGTTTAAATTGTGTTCTACTCATACGAATTTCCTGTTAAATGTTTCTCTCTGTCCTTTTGACTTGCCCATATTCCTCATATGCCATTCAAAACTAAATTTAGGTGGATTCTTTGGAGCAACTGATTCTCTAGGTATGTATGCCTGCCGTGCCATTTGGACGGCAATCATGGCAGCTATAACTAAATCATCATGTTGTCCTGGTGAAGCCTGAGCCTTCCCTTTTATCATAACAAAAGATTTACACTGTGTCAAGAGTTTTTTTGATTTAATTAAAATATTTCCTGAATTTAGTAATGAAGTAAAGTCATTAATCATTACTTGTCTAGTGTTAGGATCAGTTACCCAACCATAACGAATATTAGTTTCAACTACTGACTTAAGTGGATTAATTCTGTAATAAAGATTTGGATAATAGTATGTATTAACTAACTTTTCTACTGCTGCAAATCCACCTTTGTCATTAATTTCACAGCCAAGAATAGCTTTGTTGTAAAGCAAACCTAAATAATTGAGAACTCCTGCAAATTCTTCAGGTAATATTATATCTGAGAAACAAGCAACTTCTTGCATTTCAGGCAGCTTTAAGACGTAAGCTGATGAATCATCTCCATTTGGAATACCTTGCGCTCCATCAGCACCAATACAGTAGACGGTATTGGGCTTAGGTGGTTCAAAGATGGAGAGATGACCGTAACGTGCTGCATAGAATTTCTTGGTTGAATCTTTCTCTACGTCATCGTGATGATAGCGATAGAGAGATGGAGAGATTTTATTCTTAGTTATAAAGTCTTCCATTTCAAGAAGTCTATCAACTGGAAAGACAGAATCAGCAGAGTATGAAAAAGCGTCTTGTACTGAGGTAGGATATTCCTGTTTAAATTTAAGTTTCTTTCCTGATAGTTTCTTGTCAATCATGTAACGTCTCCAAGCAAGACGACACATGACTTCATGTTCTATTTCAAAATCAGTTGTAAGTTCGGGCCACCAAATAGCAAGTTCATGGATAATCTTTAGACGTTCTGCTATTTCATCACCATATCTTGATTCAGGTGTGTCGAGTTCACTAAGTTGGAAATACTCACTTATTGGAATTTCAATACGATATTCATCCATTGATACCCAAGAGATGAATATCTTTCTAAATCCATTTTGTGTATCTTCCCAATCTTTCTTTGCATATCCTTCACCTTTTGGTGTAGTTTCTTTAATAACTACAGTTCCATCAAAGTCACCTATCGTGTTGAGAAGAGAATCCATTCGATCAGGAACATCTTCAACAACTTCTTCATACATTGAATATTCAGTGAGTAATCCGTATTGATAGGTGTATGATCTTCCCAAGTTCTTTCGTTCGATGGGAAATGAATCAATATGACAATCAAGTCCGATTTCTCCTGTTTTCTCAAATTCATCAATTGGGGTAGAGAAATGAATTTGTGATCTGTTCATGATACGAACAGAAGGTTTGAGCATTGGTTGAGAACGTTGATAGTAATTTTGTATTTTACCACCAAGTGCTTCAGCAGCATCTTTGTCTTGAGCTATTACACAAGCATTCTTGTTTGAATTAAGTGAGGTAAGCCAATAGAATAAGGCAGTGAAAAAGAGAGTGCTTCCCATTTGTCTACCTTTTAGCACATACCATCTAATTGGCTTACCTGATGAAAGGTCTTCCAAGAACCATTTCCAAAGCTGTTGCTGCATTCTATTGAAAATGAAATTAACTAATTTACCAGCTTTATTTTTAATTGGAATATTGACAGAGCAATAGAACTGGAAGTCAGTTCTAAGCCTAGTGAAATATTCTTTTATTTGCTGGTTGTTCATAATTTATTTTCTTTAGTTAATTAAACATTCACTGTAGGATCTTTGTAAAGAACTGAACGGACTGCACAATCTTTAGCTTCAAGAAGTTTACGCATTGCAACAGTTGATTCAGCATTTGATGGAAGATTTTCTTTCATCCAAATTGCAAGATTATAGTAATTCATACTAATTCGTTGCAATGCTTCTGGAAGATGTGCATATTCAAAAAACTGAATAAGTTTGTCCATGTTAGTATCTGACTCCTACACCAGCACCATACTGTTTAATTCCATTGACATTGAAACCTTCAGTAAATTGGTATTGGAGATAAAAGGGACGAATGAAAACATTACCGAAGTTAAGATCAACACCACCTCGATAAGTTCTAGTGAAGACTCTAACTTTAGCAATATCAGTAAAGCCAAAGAGAGCAGTTCCGAATGGTTCAACAAAACCAAGTTTATAACTAAGCTGAGGGCCAAATGAATAAATGTTAGGCCCACCTTCTTCAACTACTGGACGTTGATAGTTAAATACACCACCAATTCTAAACTTATTCTTTTCTACTATCTTAGCATCAAAGTCAACTGAAATACCCTGAACAGATTCATTGACAGTTGATGGATCATTAGTTACTGGAATCTCAGTACCAAGAAAGCTAACACTAGCTTTAATGGTCTGAGCATGAATAAATGTAGCTGTAAACAAAACCAAAATAAAACTAAAAATAAATTTCATATGACCTTCCTGAATAATTTAATTGTAAATAAATTTCATTTCTCTTTTACAAGATATTTTATACCAAGTCTCAATCCCAAATACATTCTAACACATGGAAAATGTTATGTCAAGTACTATTTTCAATTAAATGAAAAATATATTTATTTAGTGAAGAAATGGAAAATGTTTATTAACTTACTTTCCGGGATTCTACATTTATAAAATTAACTTGTTTCTCAGTCTCTTTAACTAGAGATTCTAAATTAAGATTTATATTTACATCTGTACTTTGTACTCCTTTAAGATTCTGAGTAAGTTGAGCTAATAACTTAATTGCAGTTATAGATTCTTTGTTATCTTCACTATCTACTATATTCATTAATCTAGGAACTGCTTTAGTATGAAAGTTCATACTAAGTTTAGCTTTAGTATAATTAGCTATAAGATTAGTAAAGTTAGGATCATTGAATAAAGTTATAACTTGTTCATATGGAATATCAAACTTAGTTACTATATCTTCTGGAATAGTACATTCTCCTAAAGATATAGATTTAACTATTTCCATCTTTAGTTGACTTTGTTCTAATTGATTCTCTTCTTGTTTAACTAATTTTAAGTTATTCATACTTTCTTTCTATTCTCTTCTTTGTATAAGTAAGTAAGATAACTAAATGAGACACATAATTTAATTATCTTACTTACTTTGCTCAAGGAGTAATTACTACATGCTTATATAGTATATGTATTATATATTATATATTATTATATGTCAAGTATAATTTAGTTCTATATAAAATTTTTATGTGTGTGGTAGTGATTAGTCAACATAATTTGCAATGTACATGGGGCAAGTGGGTGCCATTGCCTTATTGCCTAGCACCATTGATCCATTGCAATCAATCCTGCTCCTGGTCAACCAGGAGAAACCTCGATCCCCCCTAATACCCCCCTATGCATAGGGTAATACAAATACTATAGAATGGGTGGGGTATATAGATATATAAGTATATGATATTAAGGCATTTAAGTTCCCTTTGTTCTCTTTTGCATATTGCTATATAAGGATACATATGAGGTGATTATTCTCTAGGGATACTTAGACTAGTATATCTCCTTTGTTTACTATGCTTTATATAGTAATCATATAATATATACTAAAACGTATATTATATATACCATATAGTATATAATACTTAAGTATATTATATACATATACTTATACTATATATTATACATTTAATACTAAATAGTATATACCATATAGTACAATACTATATAGTATACATATATAAATACTTTATTTACTTATACTTACATTTTCCCATTTATGGGAATAATAAATCCCATTATTGAGACAACCTAATAACTCCTTTATTCATCTAAGTTTATATAGTTTGGCACAATAGATGCATATATACTTCCCGACAGAGACAAGAACTAACAAAGTGAGAATAACAACTAACTTTAGAATAGGAGATTAAGAATATGTTGATGAGAAGTGTTAGATTTAAGACAATGAAAGAAGCACTAATCTACAAACGTAGGGTAAATAAACTTGGTTATAAAGCGACTATCTATGATAGAAATGCTAATTGGGCTACCTTGAAATATACTGTAGCTGTTGAGAGAATTGAATCAACATACATACCAGTTAGTTCATATTTTAATGATTAAGTTATGGAATATCTCATTAGACCTAAGAAACGATATACAAAGTGGTTGACAATTGGAAAGATCAAGATTATGATCTCTTTTCAGAAACCTAAGATGTTCTGGTACTAAGATATGAATAAAATAAAGTGTAATTGTGGATCAGAATTCTGTGAAAATGATGAATATGGTTATTCACCATTTATTCATAGTAAAATGATATATGAATCAAAACATATATCAATTGTTGAAGATACTTCATCAACAAAGTATAATGGATTGATTTCTGTTATGGATTATGATGGGAATCAATATATTTTAACACCAATTAGCAAATAGTTATATCAGCCTCTACAGTTTAGCTGTAGGATCAAATCCAATAGAGGCTATTGTAAGTAAATTTAGTTCATTGACAATTAAATAGGTTAGTTGAGCCAATCCGGTAGAAAGAGAGATTGAGTATGAAAACACTTATAGTTATGAAAGCCGCAGAGACTACGGAATGGAAAATAGAAAGTCTTTATGTAGAAAACAAAGAGTTTAGAGAATTATCAGATAAAGAGTTTGAAGAGATAACTAATAAAGAGGCTGAAGAAATCTTCCAAACTCTTTATTATGGTTTGCCAGCAGCGACATTTAAAAAGTTAGTTGAGAAATTTGACAACTATAACAACGAAGTAGACGGTAATTAACCCTTAAACCGGATTGGTTGAATTAACTTATTTAATTGACTTTTGAATAGAGCATATTATCTTAGTAGTGTAGAGACTATGAAAGCCTAAATTCTCTACTTTAGGTTGGCTAGTTGCCTGGATATATGCTCTATTGAGAAGTTAATTAAACTTAGAATAGGAGAGAATATGTTACATCAAGATGAAATGGAATATCTCAAAACTATAGCAGATAGGGATGGTATTTCTAAACTCCTTTGGGCATTAGAAACATTAGTTGATGATAAAATCACAGCTATTAGAAAAGAAATAGGGAATTACAGATATATTGGCCATAAAGGAGACAAGTTAATTGATCTAAGCAATAAACTTAATGATCTATCACATTGGGCTAAATCAATAGGAGAATAAATGTCAGCAAAGAAATTGTATGCTATTGCTCATTTCTGTAATGACTATCACTCTGGTCAATCTAGCAGAGGATATAAATTACTTTGTTTAGCACAAAGATTGCTTAAAAGAAAAGGTCTTAGTCCAGTTCTTTTAAGTAGATCGTATGCGACACTAACTAAAGAATATAAAACTCTAGTTAATAATCATTCGGAGAAAGTATGATCTTAGAAGAAGATAAACAAATCCTTGATGATTTAGTTAGTAGATATAAACTCAGTGACATTTTAGTTTATATTTACTGGAAAATTGTTGATACGAAAAACAACTATGCTAAAAATAATCCATATTCAAATAGAAGAAAAGACGCTTTAATAGATCTAGCTAACAAAATAGATGAGAGTATGGAATTTGCTAGAAAGATAGGAGAATAACCTTGAACCAAATTACAGAAAGTTTGAATGCTCCTAATACCAAAGTTATTGAGAATGATTACGTTGGTATGGCTCAGGATTTGCGTAGAATGATAGCTAAATTGAGTCGTGCTAATTTATCAGTATTTATTTCTCATTGGGACAGATTGAATTTCCTTGACAATCTATCTGATTTTGAGGATTATTGTCTAGATCAACCAGTTCGTATTATTGGCGATCTGATTAAAGACCAAGTAAGGAGTTTTAATTGCTATGTCTAATTACTGGTCATGGAGAGCATACAAACATCAACAAGGTAGCTTAGTTTGGAAGTCTAAAGTATCTACAGAATTAAAAGAAATATATTTAGGAATGTGGATACTTTTAAATCTTCGTTATGAAGTTAGTGAGTAGTATTTATAGCCCTATGCCTGACTATTTATAAACCTTCATATGCCTTAGCTGTCTGGCATAGGGATCAAGGGAATGTAAGATAAAGTCTTAATTAAGGTTCATTACCTTTCATTCCCATTTAGAATTTAGTTTAGAAAGGAAATTTAGTATGACTAAACAAGAAATATCAGAACAATACAATTTAAATGAGAATGGAGTTATCACATCTCCAGGTAAATTTGAAGGAGAAATGTATTATGCTGTACATTTCTGGAATATGACATTAGATGGCTTTTGCGATAGAGATGAAATGCTAGATGATGGAACATTAGTTGCTATTTATGACATTGGTCAAATAGATTATGATGATTATCCAGAATTGGAAGGAAATACAGAATTGACTATATTTGAAGATGATAATGGTTTTGTTTATTGTCGAGTAAACTAATTATGACTAAGAAAGTAGACAAAGCATTGTACATAATTTACTTGGCATTAGGAATGTTTTTAGCCTATGCCTATAGTATTAACAATTAGTACTGTGGAGTATGAAAAAGAAAAAGATAGATATAAAACAAGCTAGAAAAGAAATATCAAAGTATCAGCACAAGATCGCTAAGAAGATAATTAGACATCTAAAGAGAAATCCATTGAGTATCAAGAAATAGAGGGGTAAATATGAAACCTGTATTAGTCCACACTGTAACTAAATTTGATATTGGCAAAAACTATTTTAAGAAAACAGTATATGGATTGCCCGAAGGAGATGAGTATTACTCAGATATTCATGGGAATGTATCTGTACATAACTTGGTTGGGTATTTTCTTAAATTAGATGTCGGCAAGAGAATCTATTATGTGGATGGTATCTTGCAAATAGAAAATCAAGAACAATTAGAAAAGAGATTGTCTAAATAGGAGAATCTATGCAAGCAATAGAAGTTAATTTGTGTAATGATAGTGAAGGATTGCCTTATGAGTATAGAGTATTTTGTCAAGCTAAAAAACTAATCTTTCATAGGCATGACTTAGAAAGATCACTAACTAATGCAGGAATTGAAATAAGTGATGATAGGATTGCTCAACTAGCTGCAGAAAGATTGTGTATGTTTTTGGATTGGACAGAAAAGTATTATGGTAAGTTGGTTATGGCTCATACAATATCTGGATGGGTATTTGTATTCACTGGCAAGAATAATGAAAATGTAATTAAATGAAAATATATGAATAGAGAATTAGTGATCGTAGACAGAAGAGAGTATCTGAAGACACTTGACAAACTAGATATAAGTAAAGTTGCTCATATAGAATTTAAAGTTGCTGGATTAAGTTCTATATGCTATATTGACAAAGAGAGTCATTTGTTATTGGCTCAATCCCTATATTTTCCAGCAGGAATAAATGAGTATAGGATCAATAGACAATTTAAGGAGAATGAATGCGACATATCACAATAAGTCAATCAAGTATAGATGATCCTAGACGTGGACTAGAATATAGATTGTATTTAGATTCAGATAATGAATGTTTCTTTAGAAGCAACGATATTGCAGAGGTATTAAATATCGCTGAAGACTATCTAACAACAAAAGAATATAAAGATGATTTCATGAGTAGGATCAACATTAAGTTTAAGGAAAACATAACTTAGTTTGGAATTGATCTTTAGAAATAGCCCTATATAGGAACATACGTAAACGTATGTAAAACCCATTAGGGCTGTGCTTTGCATCAGACTTGAAAAATAGATCTTGCCTATTCGTCAGACGTATGGTAACGTGCATCAACGGTTCCATTGCTGTACGTCTAACGGAGACTAGCCGTAACGGTATGGACAGCTAAAAACATCAATAATTAGAGAGTTTTAATGGTAATATATGATTAAAGAGAAGTGTTTAAATTGCGAACAAGAGTTTGACCAAAAGGTAGATTGGCAACTATTTTGCACAGATAAATGCAAAAAAGAGTACTGGTACACTACTAAACATATTATGTGTACTAAGTGTAATCACGTTTTTAGAATGAATGAAAATTACTTTAAGTCTCCTAAAGATTATAATAAATGGAGACTACTAAATGAGAACAAAGTTTAGAGATAAGAACTTAAACTATAAATCATTTAAAGAAATGCTTATGGAATGTGGGCACAGTTGTCAGATATGCAATAAAGATATTGCAGAGACAACAAAAGATCGTACAGAGATTGCAGTGATTGACCATTGCCATAATTGTAATACTGTTCGTGGCATCTTGTGTGCTATATGTAATCTTTGGTTAGGTAGTTTAGAGCATGGTCGTTCTACTCCTAAACGATTTGATCCTTTTGGAAAAGCACAAGATTATTTAGTGCAAGGATGTAACTGTTATTGGAAATATGAAGTGGGGGAATAATTTAGTTATGACTGATAATGAAAAAGATAATATGATTTACCATTTAGCGGCAGGTATTAATTCTGAATGCCCATATAAACAGAGGCAAAACTTTTCAGAATCCATAATGCTTTTAGCTACTAAAAAATTAGAATGGTTAGAATTAAATAGAAAATCGTTTGAGAAAGATGTTGAAGAAGCAAAAGAAGTTGTAAAAAATAGGTTTAAATAATTATGAGTGATATGGATTTTGTGACTAGAGCAGGTTTTGATTTACTGGAATCTAAGATCGAAGAGTTAAGGAAAGATAAAAACTTTGAAGTTGATTGCATAAATAACAGAATTAGTAGTATTATTCATCATCAAGATAGGATTATTAAATCATTAGTTGAGCGTATTGAAGAGATTGAAAGAAAACTATTTATGGAGAAATAATGATCGAAATAGATAAAATAAATGGTATTCTATTTGAGTCATATGCACTAGGTAATTCAGTTAAGACTCTGAATAGTACTCCTTGTAGTATATGTAGGAAATGGATAGAAGATAATCCTACAAGAGATACTTTAATTAGGATAGAACTACCTGAGATACACTTTCATGGATCAGAGTTTAATAGCTGTGAAAGGAAAGTATTTCTTAATTATCTTAATGGTGGTACTATGTCATTTAGTGATGCTCCATTCCTTAATGATGGTCATCTACATGAGTCTAGTATATTGCAATCTATTTATGCTGGATTACCTGATGGATGGAAGATCAAGATATTTGAGAATCAAGGAGAACAGATTAGAGAAGTACTTGGATTCAAATTAGTTAGTCATATGGATTCTGTTATTATGACTCCTGATAAAGAAGTATATGGACTAGAATGTAAAGCAGTTAAGGATAAGAACTTTAGTAAGTATAAAGATGGTATTATTGATCCTATATGGTATGGTCAAATACAATCTTATATGTTCTCTAATAATATAGATTGTTTCTACTTGATCGTAAAGAATAGAGATACAAGTAAAATACATATTCCTATTATGGTAGAGAAAGACCTAGCTTTTATTGCTGATAGATTGAATGTGTTGAAAGATGTTGCTCATGTCATTGAATTAACTAAAAAGAATTATACTATCAAACAACCTAATAGGAAGCATTCATCATCTAAAGAAATAGAATGTCAATTTTGTCCGTATAAATTAGCTTGTTGGAAGGAGTAAAATGAAGATTGAATATGAGATTGGAAATAAGTATAGTGGATTTGAATTTAACGATAACAATCATGTTGCTAGTTGTAGAGTAATTAGAACATCTCCATATAGTGGTGAAACTAATGAATTGATTCTTTCAATCACCAAAGAACAATACTTTGCATGGAGAGATGGAACATTAATACAAAATGCATTTCCTAACTTGACAATAGATGAAAGAGAATTTATACTTACTGGACTTTTGGGAGATGAGTTTAACAAGTTTGTTGGTGAAGATGATGAGGAAGATTATACAATAACAGCAGATGGTGATTATGAATAAAGGTAATAGATTCAAGAAGAAAGGAATACAATGGGAGAATGATCTAGCTAATAAGCTAAGAGAGATAGGTTTTCCATTAGTAATTAGAAGTGCTGGTAGTAAAGGATTAGCTGATGTAGTAGCTATGGGATGGAATGATGTTTATCTATTCCAGTGTAAGAGTACTGAGAAGACAGTAATTACTAATGAATTAGTACAGACAGTAATGAAAAATAAATCAGTAAAGGACTTGACAAATCTACCTAGTAGGTATATAAAGATATTAGCCTTCAAAGCTGAAGGAAAGAAAGATATAGTATTCTATAGATGGACACTTACTATAACAGATGGAAGTGGACAATCATATGGAGAATGGAAATACATAGCAAACAAATTGTTTTAAATAGAAAAGGAATTTAGTTAGTATGTATGATTTTCCCCATATATTACAATACTTTGATCTAAATAAAGATTCAAAAGTATTTACTATCTCTGATATTGACTTAAGTTACATTGCTGGTATAGTAGATGGGGAAGGAAGTTTTATAGCTACTAAAAACAAAGATCACTTTAATATAAGACTTTCAATAGAAACAAGTGATGATATTATAGTACCTTATATTTCTTCCTTGACAGGAATTAGTTACAAGATATATAATTCATCAAACGGAAATGATAAGTATGTAATTCATTTTTGGTCAAGTAATTTAATAATTATCTTGGCAAAAGTTATTCCATTTCTTAAACTTAAAAGAGTTCAAGCGATTGTTTCACTTAATTTATTACTACTTATCACTTATAATAAACTCGGAAGAGCAGGTTATGTTTTTAATCCATTCACACAGGAAAAACTGTTTAATGAGATTAAAGATTTAAATAAACAATATAAAATAAGAGGAATATAACATCGTGGAAATGAATAAAACATTTACGAATCGTCAACTTGAAACACGTGATCCTAGGCATCTCATTCTTATCAATAGTGCGTGGATGAAAGCCTATCCTGATAAGGTAGCTGATGTTGAATCTTATTACGATAAGCGTGCTGATCGTCCTACAGATACAGCATTTATCAATAAGGTTAAGAGTACTGGTTATGTCCACACTCCTTTGTTTATCACTGATGTTGAAGGAGTTGGTGAAGTTGTAGTTGCTGGTAGACAGAGGCTTAAAGCTGCTCTTGCTCTTGGACTTCCTGAAGTTCCTGTTATTACTCATGATCCTAGTGTTGATCTGAGTATCGAACTTGAACTTAGTGAGAACTTGGCTAGGTCAGAGAATACTGTCCTTGAATCTGCTCATGCTTTTAAGAAAGCCTTGCAGAAGGGTATTAGTAAAGAGAAACTTAGTGAGGTGGTTGGATTGTCAACTACTCAGGTTGGTAATATTATTATGGCAGGAGAACTGCCTAGGTTTGTCCATGATCTTATGGATAAAGGTGAGCTTGGTTTGACTGCTGCTTTGCAACTTGTTAAAGCCTATGGAAAGAAAGCTCCTGTAGGTGCTGGCCTTATTAAGGTTTATGATGAGGAATCACAGAAGCAGATGAAAGAGGCTATTGAAAAGATGTCTCTTGAAGCTAGGCTTGCTGGTGGTGGCAATAAGATTACTGTCAGACAGGCTAGAAATAGTGTTCCTGCTTCTGCTGATGAACTTACTCCTAAGAACTGGAAAGCTATCCTTGAAGATGAAACATTGGCTGATGATATTCGTGCATTGATCGAAGTGTTCATTGGTAAGAAGTCTTGGCAGATTGCTAGAGGTGAGAATCCAGATAGTTTGTATTTCTTGGCTAAGAAAGATCCTACTCCTAAGCCTAAGAAAGAGAAGGTTGTTAAGCCTAAGAAAACTAAGTCAACTGAACCTACTGAAGAGACTAAGCAGGAGAACTTTGATCCGGCTGATCTATTTCGCTAATATAGTTAAAACATATAAAAGATTAAGATGGTACTTACTAATCTTAATTTATTTACTAGCTTTTATTAAAGGGATGTGTGATGGTTTCAACTGGGATTACACACATCCCTAACTTTTTATGATAATAAATAATTTAGATTTCGATATAGATGACAGTCATCCTATCACCACGTTATCTGAGATAGATAAAGCCTATATAGCTGGTTTAGTTGATGGAGAAGGTTGTTTCAGTTTAACTAAAAAAGGAAATAATAAAAAGGCTGCATCCTTTACAATAGCTATGTGTGATAAGGAGATTATAAAATGGTTACATAATTCTATTGGTTGTATAGGATCTTTTAGAATACGCGATAATCAACACCTAACTAACAGAAAGGATGTTGCTGTAATTACTATCCAGTCTAGACAATGTTTGCTATTTGCTAGTGTGCTGCTACCTTATCTGCGAGTAAAGAAAAGACAGGCAGAAATAGTAATAGAGTATGCTTTAACTGTTTTAGGTAAGGATAAAACAGGACATTGGTATATTAGATATACAGCTTTAGAGTTATTAAAATTAGAAGATTTACAAACTGAAATAACTAAACTAAATTTTAGAGGTAGGGTTTGACACCCCTATTTATTTGGAGATAGTATGGATTTAATTATAATGTTCTTTTTCTTACTATTCTTTAGTGTTGGATTTATAATCGGTTATAAGAAAGGATATGACTATGCTTCTAGTAAAACTAATAAATCTTGATCCTGCTAGAATAAATAAGATTGCATGGATTCTTGAACAAGGAATAGTAAATCATAATACTTGGTTAGCCGGTGGTGCATTAAGAACATTGATAGATCAGAATGAAACTATATGTGATTATGATTTGTTCTTTAGTAGAAATAAAATATCAATGGAAAATGGTATTGTTAGCACAAAGTATAAGTTAGAGGAATTAGGATTCAAACTAACTTATCAATGTCCAGAAGGTAAGCTTTATACTTATGAGAAGATAGTTAAAACATTTAATGGATTTGTAAAAGAAGGATCAGGAAGAGAGACGTTTATATACAAAGTTCAACTAATCACAGAACATTTCTATTCCAGTCCAGAAGAATTACTTAGTACGTTTGATCTATCTCCAACTTACTTTTGTACCGATGGTGAATATCTATGGACAAGTAGACAAGCTATTAGATCAGTGAAGAAGAAAGTATGTAGTCTTCTCAAACTTAGTTATCCTGTGTCTACTTTTAATAGGATCATTAAGTATTGTGGTAAGGGTTATAGTTGTATTCCTGCTATAGAAACTTATATAGGTTCCTTACTGGATAGTAATAGAGAAGTATTCACATCAGAAAGTATGCGTAGATATATAGACTAGGCAACTTATTGTATAGTATTAGCATCCAATAAGACGTAAGGAACTTGCACAGAAGAAACAATGAGACGCTATATAGACTAGAAAGGAGATTAAACATATGGCTGATACTTGTAGTCAAGGTGGAGAACATAAGGATTATATAGATAGAAAAGTAACTATAGATGGTAAGAAGTATAAAGTTAGAAGGTGTAAGAAATGTGGTAGAGAAGTTTATGAGTTAATCAAATAGGGGGTTCAATGCTAGATCCACTACAACAATATGAAGTCTTGTATGCTAAGCGTAGAAGTATTGATCCTGAATGGATAAGACAGAATGAAAGATTGCAACTAGCTGCATTCTTAGAATGGGAAATGATAGTGGGTAATCTTAGTTGTTATCAAGCTAGAAAGAAATATGTTAGTGAATATCCTGAGAGTAATAGATTAGCAGTGCCACTAACTAAGAAAACTTGGTATGGATATGTGACACAAGATACTAGCTATGCTAACGGATCAGTACTTGAAATGATTAAACCGTATAATGATACTGAAAGGAGTTTAATAAATGAACAGACAAGAAGTTACCCAATTGATGGAGAGCAGTAAGACTGAGCAGCAATGGAATGATAACTGTGATAAAGTGAAAGCTGAATTTAATGGTTATCCTGACTTTTGGTTTCCAGATATTATTATGTCTGGTTTATGTGGTAGAGTAAGTAAAAGGTTTGACAAAGATGATGAAATTCATATTAAATTCATAGACTTGACATAAGTAAGTTAGTTATGTTATAATAAATGAAAGGAGAACTTTGAATGCTAACTAAGAAAGAAGCAATCAACATTGTTAATGCAGCAATAGAGAATGCAATAAATTGCAATGTCGAATACGAATGCACTATTAAACACCTAGAAGGTGGTATGATATTTGAAGATAAGTTTGGTAAGATCACATTGCAGTATGAAATACCAACTGTACCCGAAACTGAGGATTGAATATGGAGAACTTTGTATGATAGAAGCAATTGCTACAGATAAAGAATTGATTTCTTTTCTTCAGACAGAGATTAGGAAAATGGGAAAGGAGATTAGTGTTAGAGATCGAATCATTCAAGACTATGAGAAACAAGTAGTTACTCAGATCAATCACATACTTGAATTGGGTAAAGAAATAGATACCATTACAGAGTATGCTTTTACCAGTCCGATGATGCTTAAACATGAAGTTAGAACTTAGAAGTGTGAAAGGGAATGACTATTACCAGTAATCATTCCCTTATTTAATTAACATATAAACCATCCTTAACAAGAAAGGTAATCCCCTAATGGATAATTCATTTGATTTGATGTCTCAGATTATAGCTGATTCCAATACAGAAGTCAAGAACTTTCGTAAAGTATTGGAAACACAAGACTTACCGGAGACAATTAACCTACCTGAAATGATGCAAGATCGCATCTATAATTCAACACCAAATAAACTTGAATACTTTGATAAGAAGTGGAAAGAGAATCCACACGTTACAGGAATCAATCAAGCCTATGCTAAGTTGAAAGAGAAAGCTGAGGTTGGATCACTAGACGATTCCTTTCGTACAGCGAGTAATAAAGAGATTAGATCAGGAACAGAGACTAGCTTTAAGAAGACGGTTAGAAGTTTCAATAGATACTATTCCATCATTCAAGAGAGTAATTGAAGATTGGATTAGTCTTTGTATACTAGCTGATAAGAAAGAAGAAACTAAGCAGAGGTTTTATACTAAGGTTTGGCAGACTATAGAAAGTAGTCTGCCAATCTTTATCCATTCTACTGAGACTAGATTAACTAATTCTGCTCCTAATGTATGGAAGGTTAGAGTACTTAGTCATAAGGTAGATGGTAAGTGTATAGATATAAGACAGTTTAAAAAGATAGATAATCTAACTAATGTAGAGTATGAACCTACAGATAATGGATTGACATTACCAATTAAAGATTGGTTTGTTATTCTTGATACTGTAATTAAATATTTGAGGAAGTATAAATGAGAATAGATATTAGCGGTAGGGGGTTTAGGTTTGTTATGCATTCTAGTTATGCTAACAATCCAGTAGACTTAAGATTAATATCTGAATCTTCTGCAATAGCAGATTATGAAGATTCATTCGATAATCCAGGCTCATCTTACTTATGGGTAGGTGAGAATCATCACTTAAATAGAGAAGAAGTTAAAGAACTAACTAGGTTAATGCAATATTGGTTGGACAACAAAAGACTACCGGAGGAAATATAAATGAGTGATAAACTATATGTTGAAGATAGATTAGTTAATATGGAATTTCATCTAAGAGATATATCTAGTAATGCTAATGGTACTAGAATTGTTCTTGATGATATAAGAAGTATTCTAAAACATTTGGTAGAAGATAACTATAAACGTGAATGTAGTAGTGCTTTAAGAGAATCAGGATGTAATCATATTATAGGTTACATAAAAGAATATATGGGTAGTGGTGGTCTTGTTCGTAAAGGCGAAGATGCTAGAAATGTTAAACAGTTTAGTTATTGTCCGACTTGCGGTATGAAATTAAATTAGTTACAAAATGAATAATGTATGTCATCCCTCACACAGACAATTGCAAATCACTTTGAGGTTTGCGTAGACTTTGATAAAGAATGGGTACCAATTAGGTGCCCATTCCATTCTGATAATAGAGCATCAGCAGGATTGAACTTTAGTGACAAAATGTTTAATTGCTTATCAGGTTGTGATGCTATGCCATTAACTAAGCTAGCAGAAAAACTTAGTTTGGAATTTGATGAAGACGAACAAGAGATAGAATCAGAAGACTTCTCTGACTTTCTACATAACTTAATTGCAGAGGAACAGAAAGTTAGACCAATCATTATCAGAAAACAGATTGAAGCATACGCAAACTTTCTAACAGATCGAAAGATCAAACCTGAAACAATAGAAGAATTTGGAGGATATTATGAGTCAAGAGAAGGACATGAAGATTATGGCTTCCTTGTTGTTCCTTATGGAAAGTCAGGACGAAATGTTAAAAGAAGAATTATCGGAGTTGGTGAAAGATTCCGAAATACAAAAGGAGATAGCAAAGATTTATTTGGGAGAAACATTGCTAGCAGTAATACCATTATCCTTGTTGAAGGAATCACAGATTACTTTACGCTTTGGCAACTTGGATACGGAAACAGTAAGGGTATTGGTTTAGCTGCTAGTCTAGGTGCTAAGATCAGTAAAGAACAAATGTACTTACTTAGAAATAAGAAAGTATTTAGTTTATTTGATAGTGATTATAGTGGATATGTAGGAGCTAGAAAAGCTGCTGAATATCTTAAGGAGTTTAATGCAGTACCGATCATATTGGAAATACCAGAAAGGTTTAAACTAAATGATACTGATAAGGTTGACGCTAATTATGCTTACTGCAAGTTTGGTGATGAGTTTGTCAGATGGCTTAATGTCGAGGTCAATAAATATAACTCTTACGATTCTCATTACGTTGCTAACACTTTTGGTAGCGAAGCTGATGATAATGGAACAAGACTCACCCAATTTCGTACCAACTTGGAACAAGTGGATTCTATTCTTAATGGGGGTTTTGCTAGTGGTATTCATGGTATTGCAGGAAGGAGTGGTATAGGTAAATCTAGCTTGATTACTGAGATTACTAATGGTGCTGCTAGTAATGGATTGACTGTACTTAGTTTAAGTTATGAACTTAGTAAAGAACAGGTGTGGGCTAGACTGGCTAGTAGAAATAGTATTCATTCGTGGGCAGAGATAGAACAAGATAAATCAATACTTGAACCTGATGCTAATAATTATATAAACGATCTTAGTACAAGAGTTAGGATAGAACTAGGATGGACAATAGATCAGATAATGGCTAGTATAGATTCATTTGATGTAGTGATAGTTGATTACATTCAACGTATGGAGTTTGAAGGTAATGATACTAGAAAAGGTATTGATTTGAATATGGGTAAGCTATCTAATCTTGCAAGAGATAAGAACAAGATTATATTTATCATTAGCTCTATGGCAGAAGGCACAGATAACTTTAAAGAGTCAGGATCAATACTTTATATGTGTCAATCTGGTTGGTTTCTTAAGAAAGTACAAGGCAACGTATGTGCATTTGAATGCATCAAAAATACAAGAGGGATTAGTGGAAAGACAGTATTTTTAGAAATGAATTATGCTAATCAGATGGTAAAAGAGACTGTACCTGATTTAAGTTTTATTAACAAAGGAGAATAATGGAAACAATACAAAGTGTTTGTATAGGAATAGTAATACTTTGTGCAATAGGGTTTGCAATATCAGTAGTTGTTGGTATGTTATCAATTAAGTTTGATTGGGAAATTGATGATACTTGCTTTGGTATTGCATTTTGTTGTATAGTTATTATGTTTAGCACAGGAATTGTAGGTGCTGTAACATCTGGAAGTAAAGGAGAATAAATTATGAGTAAAGAATTTTATTTTGTAATTAGTCAATTTGATACTGATGCTAATGTAGACATTTATGATAAAGCTGGATTAATGAAAGAGATTGAAGAATGGAAAGATGAGTACGACCATCAAGGATATATAGAATCAATTGATAAATTGGATAAAGGCAGTCCCGCTGAATGGCAAGGCAAGAGATTAATTATTAAAGGTAAAATAGTTGTGCCTAAACCTAAGAAGATTGTTGAAACATTTGAAATAGATTAGGAGAATAAATGAGTAAGACTATTTACTTTACTTATGAAGAACTATTAAGTTACTTGAAAGATAGATGTAAAGCTAGTACACAAACTCAAGTTGCTATTGAACTAGATATTAGTCAACAATATCTAGGAGATGTATTAAGAGGCAATAGAAGTATTAGCAAACAACTTGCTTTGAAGTTAGGATTTGAAAAGATAACTATGTATAGGAGAATTAAATGAGAATAAATCCTAGTGACTTTATGATAATTCAATGGATGTCATCTATAATAATTATTCTAATAGGATCAATGATACGCAATAGTTGGATGGTTACTCTTGGTGTAATTCTATTAGCTGATTTCTGGTTGACAGCTTATAATAAGAAATGAGGAATAATGAAAATATGGCAACTAAAGAAAGAGATTGAAGAGTTAGATGATGATGTAGAAATACTTTTAAGTTATCCTGATAAGAATACTGTAGCTCATACAGATTTTACAATAGATAAAGATAAGTATGAAGATAAACAATACTTACTTAGAACAGTAAGACATCCTAAAGGATGGAGACATAATAAAGATAAACAAACTTGTGGAATAGTAGAACATGATGATGGCTGTATGTGTAACTTAGGATTTACTCCTAGATTGAGGAATATAAATGGATAATAAAGATCAATTGGTAATACCTTCCCATTTATGGAAAGCATTACAATTATGTAAGACTCCTGAAGAAATAGAAAAAGTAACTCAAAGCATATTAAAAGATAGAATGTTTCAAATGCTTAATGACTATCCAATACCACATGAATATTGTTTACATTTGAGGCAAATTGTTTATCCTGACTTTGATAAAGAAGCTAATGAAATATATAAATCATATCAGTGTATTAACTGTAAGAAATACTTATGAAGAAAGTAAATGAGAAACTACAAGAGACATTTGATTTCTTTCCATCCTTGAATAAGTGGCCTGATGGTTATCATGATTTCATTCCTAAAGAATCTTTGAACTATCCTATATTTGGAATGGATTGTGAGACAGAAGGACTTAATACATTTAATAAGGATAGAAAGATTAAGTCAATAGCTATCAGCCCATTGAATGCATTGGCGTTTAGTATGCATTTTAGTAGTTATAATCTGAAAGGAGATAATAGCCTAACTAACTTTATTTCTTTGTGTGAAAGATCAGATGTAATATTGATCGGTCATAACATTAAGTATGATATAAATTGGATTAGTGTTAAGCTAGGTATCACAGTTAAGTGTATGCTATTTGATACTATGTTTGCTCAGTATCTACTTGATGAGAATGTAGAGCATAATAGCCTACAAGAAGCTATTGATAAATACTTGGATAGGAAAGAGTTTGGTAGTTATAAGAAAGATATAGATTTTGATAAGATGAGTAGAGACGATCTGCTTATACTTAATTGTAAAGATGCTGATGCTAGTAGAAGACTATATGATGTATTCGTTCCTAAGCTAAAGAAAGAAGGAATGGATAAACTAATGATAACATCTTCTATGGTACTTCCTGTACTTAGTAAGATGGAAACTAAAGGAGTATGGTTAGATAAAGAGTATGCATATAAAACACAAACTAAATTATTTAATGAGTTGGTGCAGCTTCGTTATAATATGTCTGATATTGTTGATACTCCATTTAATCCAGATTCTTCTCAGAGTCTTGGGGCTGTGCTATATAAGACTTTGGGATTCACTCCACAAAAGCAAACACCCAGTGGGGCTAACTCTACTGATTCGGAAGCTATCGGTTATCTGGTGGATCAGGTATCTACAGAGCAACAAAATCAATTTCTGGATTCAATCTTATCCTACAAAAAGAAAATAAAGTTAATCACAACTTATTATCAACCAATAGAAAGGTGGACTAGATATGATGGAAGAGTACACACTTCATATAATCTTGGAAGGCAAAGGAATGAAGAAGGTAGTGGAGGCACAGTTACAGGTAGGCTCTCATCAAATAATCCAAATCTCCAGAACATTCCAAGAGGAAAAGAACATAGAGGAATGTTTGCCGCTAGTGAGGGATTCACGCTTCTTGATGGAGACTTTAGCCAGCTTGAGTTACGAGTGGCTGCGTTTCTGTCACAAGAACCTGCAATGATTCATGCATTTGCTAACGGACTAGATATACATACTTCTGTTATGTCTGGTCTAACTGGTATACCCTATGATGATCTTGAAGCTATACTTAAAGATAGTAGTTGTAAAGAATATGCTAAGATTAAGAATGATAGAGTAGCATTTAAGGAAGTAAACTTTGGTATCTTCTATGGTATGTCTGCTAAGAGATTGCAAAGAACATTAAGAGTTAAAGCAGGTATAAGGAAGAACTTAGATGAATGTCAAGAATACATTGATGCTTGGTTTGCAAAGTATAGTAAAGCTAAAGAGTGGTTGGACAAAACTAAATTATTTGCAGTTAGTCATAAGTATGTTAGTATGCCTCTTGGTCAAAAGAGAAGATTACCTGATGCTGAATTTAGTTATGCTGGAAGTTCTGCTCTTAGACAAGCAACTAACTTTCCAGTACAATCGTTAGCTAGTTGGATATGTTTGATTGGTCTTAAGTTACTTGATGATTACTATGAAGATATAAGAAAATTAGGGTATGAGTGCAATATATTAATGCAAGTTCATGATTCTGTAACCAGTGAAATTAAAATTCCTAATTATAATAATACTACAGGCAACGTATTATATAAAAGTAACATCAAAAGAGATGTAAAACAAATAATGGAGAAAGATACAACACAATATATTAAAGAAGTATTTGGAGTTGATTTCAATATTCCATTGGTATTTGATTTAGAATATAAAGATCGTTGGAGTTAAAATGCCAAGAGATAAAAATAATTATAAACATGGATTATCAAGAACAAAAGCATATGCAGTTTGGTATGCAATGATACAAAGATGCACGAACCCAAATAATAAAGATTTTAAATATTATGGAGCAAGAGGAATTACTGTTAATCCTAGATGGAAGAATGTTTCTAATTTTGTTGAAGATATGGGAAATCCAGAAGAAGGATTAACACTAGATAGAATTGATAATAATAAAGGATATGAAAAAGATAATTGTAAATGGTCAACAAGATATGAACAATCAAACAACAAAAGAGATGTTGAGCATATTTCGTTTATGGGTAGAAAACAATCTTTATTAAGTTGGTGTAGGGAGTTGAATTTAAACTACGACAACACTCATGATAGAATAACAAGACTTGGTTGGGATATTGAACGCGCTTTAAATACACCAACTAAACAAGAATTTGAAAGATAAAGGTGGAATTAACTATGGGATATACATTTATGTCTGAGATAAAAGGATTTAGAGATGATACTAAAATAGAAATTGAATGGAGAGACGGTAGAGTATCATTAACAACTTGGGATAAAATACATAATGAATATGTAGAGGTTGAACTAGAACAAGAGAAAGCTAATGAATTTATAGAGTCTTTTGTAGCAGCTTGTAAGTGTGCTAATATAGAACTATTGAATGTAGATTATAAATGAAAGGTGTAGTTAATGGATAGAAGGAAGTTTCTAAAACTATTTGGTGTTGGAGTAGTAGCAACTGTAGTTGCTACACAGATTCCTTTACCAACTCCAATTGCTGCTGTAGTTGAACAAGTTAATACTAATCGTAAACTCGCTAATATTATTGAGATACCTATTGATAGGTTTAACACAATGAGGATAACTAAGTTTCAATATCTAACAAGATGGGAATCATTTAATAAGAAAGGTTACATGCTTACTGATGGAGATAAATTGATCTATCGAGGGAGATATTAATGGATACTTGATCTGTATAATACATTTATTAAGAAAGGTTACTAATGGAAATTAAAGATATAATTAAAGCTAAAGTACTTGGAACTATTAATGCTCATGATCTTGATAACCCTGTTCTTTATCATCAAGAAGCAGATTTAGAATGGATTCTAACTTCAATGGTTGAAGAAATATTTCATGAAATAGGTAGAGAGATTTCGAGTAATTATCAACAAACTAAAATACATAATCCAAAGGAGTAGAATGGAAGATAACAGAATTACATTAGAAAGGAAAGATGCAGTATTCTTTCATATGAAAGTAAATAAAGACTTGATTGGAGTAGGAAAAGATTATATAATAGTTGAGTTGACTGAGGATAGTCTTATGCAGCTAGGTAAACTGGCTATGGATATAACAAGTTCTGATTCAATTAAGGAACTTACTTTGAAATTGTAAAGGAGAACATGACACTTAATGAATTTCTACAAGATATAACAATTGAATATGATTTAGATGGAAATAAAATATTACCACATGAATATAAATTACAATTTGAATATGAAGAAGAACAAGGTAATGAATCACACTATGTAATTGATGAAGTAATTGAAATTGATATAAATACTAATACTAAAACAATAACATTGAAAGGAAGATAAATTGACAGTTGAAGAATTTAATTATCTAATAGAACAGGAAGCGATAGAGCTAGATATAGGAAATCACATATTAAAATATAGATTAATATTAAAAGAATTAAAATCTGATTTTAGATATAAATATACTGAAGTTACAATTGACAAAATAGACCATGATTTAGAAACAATAGTAATTAAGAAAGAACTTTAAGGAGATTAAATCAAATGAATGAAATGAATCCGAACCAAACGTATGATGTAAATTGGGATGCTATTAATGCTGATGTTGAGAAACAGTTGAATACTGGTAAGTATGGAGTTAAGTCGCCTAGTGTGTGGCTTAAACTTAATCCTGGTGTTCATACTCTTAGGATAGTTCCTAGTGGTAATGCTACTGAAAGACTTCCATATCTTAAACTTATGGAACACGCATTCAATACTAAAGATGAAGTTAGTGGTAAACCTCAGTTTGGGTCTATTGTATGCTGGCGTTACTTGCTTGAGAATCTTACAAGTAAGAAGACAGATCAAGAGAAAGCTGAGAATAGTTTGATTAGCTTTCTTGGGGCACAGAGATTGTTGGATCAAGAGAACTATAAGAAGTATATGGAGTTTGGTTGTCCTTGGTGTCAAGCTCATGCATTCCTTAATATGCATGGTGTTGAACAGGAAGTTAGAAGTAAGTTTTGGGCAAGGGAAGCATACTTCTGGAATGTGATATGGAGAAGGACAGAATATACAGGAGATGATAAAGTTTATATTTGGCGTCAAGGTAAAGGTGGATTTGGTACTATTATTAATTCTATTCGTATTGCTAAGATGGCTAAGAGTGGAGAGAATTATATTGATGTGAATGCTGGTAGGGATGTGATGGTTCAAGCTACTGGTACTGGATTGCAGAGAAGGTATCCAGTAATTCAGTTTGTTGGTGAGACTTCACCACTTAATCTAGGCGATCAGACAGCACACAATCTAGAACAGAATGTAGTTGCTAAAGGTTTTAAGACTTATCAAGATGCAGTTAATTTGCTTAAGCAGTGTCATGGTAAAGTATTGCAAGCTCAAGGACATCAGATTAAGGGCGATCAGGTTATTAGTCAGCAATACCAAACTGCTGTGCAAGTGTTGAATACTCCTATTCAACCTGTGGCTAGTCAAGTACTGCCTAGCTCTATTCCAGTACAGCAAGTACCTACTGGTATTGAACCAATGAAAGAGGGAGATGAGATTATAGTTGTTAATGGTAAGTTGATTAATAAGCGTACTGGTAAGGAGATGTTTTAGTTAGTAATAGGTAGGGTATTTAATTAAATACCCTACCTTAATTAAACATATGAAGACACATTACAGATCAACAGATTATAAGGTTAATAAGAGATATAATATGAAAGAAAAGAAACAAAATAGTGGTTGGTCTTTGACTGTAGTATTAGCTATTGCTATTACTGCAATTGTACTTCTAGGATTTTGTTCGAGTAAATAATATGGAAGATATTATACAAATAGTAAAAGAGTTGCAAACTAAGTTTAATATATCTCAAGCTGATATTGCAAGACATTTAGATATACCAGCAAATACCTTTAATAGTTGGCTTACTGGTAGAGTACAATGTAGACACAAAGTTATGCTAGGTCTTGCACTAAAGAGATTAGAAGTTAAACTTGAAACATTTAAGGAGAGTTACTAATGACAAGTACAGAAATGATTAATAATAATGAATTGGTGAAAGGTAAAGATTACTTTCAATTTCCTGATGGAAGATATTTTACTACTGAAGCATTAATGAAAATATGGAATTGTTCTGATTCTAATATTAGACAGAAAGTTGCTAGATTTAATATCTCAAAAGAAAAGGTATTTGAGAGATGGGTATACAAGGATGATATAAGATTTGAGAAAGGTAAACCCGGTGGTGCTAATGGTGGTAAGCCTTTTGTTAAAGGTGATAAGAGAATAGCTAAGACTATAAATTATTCAACTTTGTGTGCTAGAGTAGAAACAATGAATGCTAACTTAGATATACTTATTAATAGCGTAAATAGACTGATGAGAGAATTTAATATAAGCAATGGACACCTTGATGCTAAATCTAATGATCCTCAGAAAGATTAGTTATGAAGTTAGAGGATAGCAAGATAGAGATTAGTTTCGATGTAGAAGATAAGAAAGTAGTAGTAGACTATACAACTAAGTTTGACAGTATGACAGAAGCACAAGAGTTTATTGATAGACTCAAAGTGTTTATTCAACAGGAGATTACAGATGGAAGAACAAGAACAGTTGGAACAAATTGAAGAAAGTAATAGGAGATTTAGAGAGAATCAAACCAAATTACTTAATGAATTTGTTGACTATGTAATAGCACATTATGATCCTATGGGAAATGTAAAAGATCATATTCCAAAGTTCTTAGATGAAAGGAGTAAGAATGACTGAGAAAGAGTTTATTGAGAATGCTATAGGAGAAATTCTAAACTATAACTCTGATGAGGATTGGTTATCAAAAAAGATAGATGAGTTTCTTGAGGAACACCACAAAGAATACTATGAGGTTGAGTTTGTGAGTATTAAAGAAATGGACAATGGTTGTACTGGTAGAATTCAATGTAAAGAACCAAACTAACTAAAGCAGAAGGGTAGGATTTAAATCCTACCCTTCTTTTCTTCCTTCCTATCTAACTTTTCATCCATCTTTTCAAAGGTCTTATCAATCTTATCAAACGTACTCTCCATTCTTTTATTAGTCTCAGCTATCTTTTCAAGTGCATTGCTAACCTTATGTTCCATCTCAGTTACTCTCTTAGATGCTCTCCAAACTACACTGAGTACAACTATAGAGTAAGCTACTGCTTGAACTAGAGAACCAATAATCTGACTAATATTTATCTTAAATTCCATATTGTGAGGAACCTCTATTGATTAAAGTATTTTAGGTATATTGCTATACCTGTTAGTACAAAGAATAAAATCATCCCTAAAATTATGCTGAGTTTGTCCTTACTATATTTCAAAGAGAACCTTCCTTTATTGTGGGGGGAAAGTTTATTAGCTAGGCTGTAGTGAAAAAGCCGTTGCTGCCCAAACAGCATTAGGTAGGTTAGATGAATCAAAGTTACCTGTAGCTCCTGATACACCACTTGCTGTACCAACCCATAACAATGAATCATCAGGGGTATTTCTCAGAGTGAATGAGAGATTACTTGGTGGTGTAATTAATTCCATAACTAAGTCCCAACCACCTATTAAGTAGACAACCATACTATTAGCAGCAGATACAGTAAATCCAGAGATACTAGAATTAGGTGCTGCACCATTACCAGTACTTATTTTATCTAAAGTACCACCACGTATACAGAAGGCAAAGCCTGTACTTTGTGTATTAGAGTGGGTAACTGTATAATTACCACTTTCACTTGATGCCACTTTCTTATACAAATAAGTTTGTACACTGAATCCACCATCTGATCTAGTTAGTGGATAACCAGCTTGTAAACTAAATCCTGCTGGTGTAGTAGGAACAGGAACGCTACCAGTTGATCCACCTATCTCATGGTATATGTATATGTTATCACCATTCTGTATACTAGATAATCCGTTGTAAGCTGTGTTAGTTCTTACTGCATAGGTAACAGTTACACCAGAAATGAAAGATGGTATGACAGGAGCAGGTGTTGAATCATCAAAGTAATCAAATGATCCACCTAAAAGTAGACCATACATCTGCGCTCCTACTAATGTTTTACGTCTTATCTTTGGCATAATCTAGCTAGTTGTAAAGGTAGCATCTGCTGATCTACCAACTTGTGTATTAAGAGATTTAGATTGTACTTGATAATGATATAAAGTTGCAGTAGTTAATCCAGTTATTGTAACTGAATGGTTAATCACAGATTCAGCTTGAATAGTAATTGAAGTATAATCAGCAGTCAATCCTATTCTAACTCTACTATCTGATGCTATGTTTGTATCCCAAGTAATTGTAACTTGATTAGCACCTATATTAATTACTTGAATATTAGATATTACAGGAGCAGCAAAGTAGGAATCACCACCAGCATAAGGTGTGATAGTTCCTCTATTGTATATTTCATTATATTTTCTTTGTGTTCTCATACTCTAAATTATTTAAAACTAGGTTCCTGTACTGGTGGTACTTCACTAGGTACTGTATCAGGTGGAATATTAGTAGTAGTACCAGTCATACCTACACCACGTACTGTTGAATTAGCTCTTGCTTTATCTCTCTCATCTATAACTTCAAGGAATCTTTGAAGTCTAAGTAAGTTATCTTCAAATTCAAATGATGTATCTTTACCTACTGCATCACCTTTAAGTTTAGCTTTAACGAATCCTTTATTAATATCATTCAAATCTTTTATAGTAGAGAATAACTCAGATTGTTGTTGATATTCAAAATCATACTTTTGTTCATTAATAGGATCAATAAGTTTCCTAACATAATGAACAGCACTTGTAATAAAGTTACCATTAACTTTATCAAGATCAGTTAAAGGTTTAATGTATTCTCTCAATGATGGTACAAACTGCATTGAATAATAACTAATATATGGATTCAAGTAAGTTGTAGTCTTACCGGTAATTTCATTAGTTCTAGTTTCAAACCTAACTAAATCCTTAGCCCAATCTGGTAGAACTTTACCAATGGAATAATCTAAGTTACCTGATATTCTACTTGCTTCTTCTATAGTTCTTCCAGTAAAGAAATCTCTATTAGCTGCAAAGGAAGCAGGTATCTTTAAGAATGGAGTCATGGCAGATAAGAACGTTCTTTCTGCTGTTCTAGCTACATCTACATTACCTTCTTTATCATATGTAAGTAAGTTCAATACATCCCAAGGTGTAAAGTTATTAAGTACATTTAGTGTAGATGTTCCAGTCTTATCAAATCCACTAAGTAATCTAGGTTGTTCAAGTAAGAAGTTATTACCTTTCTGATTAAATATGTTCTCTTCAGCAGGAGTTAATTCTTCACCTGAAGTAAGTAACTTCTCTGTAGTTCTGAATAGCTTTTCAAGAGTAGCTACATCTCCTGGTCTATTCAAAGTCTGTTTTAGAACAAATGGAATAGCAAATCTCTGGAATGAATAGAAAGGTAATGTTCTACGAATTACACTTTTCTCTATTGCAGACAATCCTCTTTGATAATCAAATAGAGCCTTATTAACTAACTTAACTGCTTCATCTGCTGAATATCCCATACCTATACCATTTAAGAATAGCATTGATCTTGAATAGTCTTCTATGAATCCAGCGTGATTCCAAACTTTACTTAGTTCTTTTACTACTCTCCAATGAGAATCAGATTGTCTTGTTATAGACTCTCCTACCTTCTTACTAAATGATTCACCAGTAGAATCAAATCCTCTGATAATACCTTTTTCTTTCATTAGTTGAACTAACTCAGTACCACTATATTGCTGTCCTAGTGTAGTAGTCTTAGTAAACTTACTGAGGAAATCATCTGATAGGACATCATCAAAGTGTCGCTGTAGTACTACTCTTCCAGCTAATACTGAATCAGCACCTTGTAAGTTCTTAGCTAACCAATTACCAATAAAAGGAGCTAAGTTATCTAGTGGCTTACCACCACGCATTAGCAAAACAGCACTATCAATAGCAACTCTAGGATCAAATGCTTTAAATGCTTTAGTTCCAAGTACCATAGCAGATTGAAAGGTATTTGATATAAGCTGCTTAGGAGCAAAAGTAGGTCTTATTGTAGTAGCTCCACGCTTCCATATACCTTGCATCTTATCTATTGATCTAAGTATGTTTCTCTGTACATCGTTTAATCCAGATGGAATAACAGAGTTACCTATCATCTTCATATCTGAAATAACTTTAGCAGGTAACTTAGCTATAGCTTCATCTGTAAGTACAGCAGTGGGTAGTATTCCAGTATGAGCAGTCTTTAGTTTAGGATCATAAGTACCAAATAGTTCTGTAACTGAATCTTTAAATGATTTAATTGCTAATGCTCTTTGAGATGAAAGAACTCTATGAGCATAGAGCAATGCTGCATCTAACTCAGGAGTTAATCCAGCTGCTTCAGCTTCAGCTTTAGTAAGAAATTTTCTTTGATTACTAGATGCTAGATAAGGTTGTGGTATAGAGTTACCATACTTACCCCTAGTAATGATAGACATATCATCAGCATTCTCTATTACTTCATATCCTCTTGCTGAATAATTAAGTAAGTTAGTTCTAAGTAGACCAGCACGCATCTCAAGTAAAGCAGCTTCTTTATATGATTGCTGCATACCTGACATTACTGCAAACTCTTCAGGAGTTAGTTTGTATTTCTCTGATCCTTGTTGAAATATCTGTGCTGCTTCTCCATCAGTAAGGTTTCTAAAGTTAGGATCAGAAGAGGCTTTCCTAATCTCTTCTAGTTTCCTAGTCTCATCATCTGCCCAATGCATAGCTTGTCCTATGCGTTCTCTACCTTCAGGTTTAATATCTTTGAATAGCTTTCTAGTCTGTCTTACCATCTCATCAGATAGATAACCAAGTTCATTCTCTAACTCATTTCTGAACTTGACATACTCTTCTGGTAATCCAAAGTCTCTATTGAATGTTCTAGCTATAGTACCTAATGACTTAGGTATAAACTTATTTGATTCAGTAATATAATCACTAAGTACTTTAATTTGCTTAGCTAGATATTCAGTACCAAATATTCTAGTAATTGGTATCTGCTTACCGAATGGAGTACCTAGTTTAAGATACAATCCTTTAGGTTCAAGCAATTGATTAATTAAAGATGGATTAGTTTCTACAAGTTTAGTCATTCTTGTAGTCAATCTTTCAACTACTTCATTCTCAGTAAGTGTTTCTTTTGCAGTATTTCTAGCTACCCTAGTAAGATCAGTTAAGACTTCTACTTTAGCTAAATCACTTGCTAGCTTATCTGTAGTAGCTGTAGTACTTCCTTGAAGTATGTTATTAAATACTTTATTTAATTCTCCTTGCTTCTCTGCTACTGCATCAAAGTATCCTCTTTGAGTAAGTTCTGCTTTAGCTTTCTCTAGTTTATCAATCGCTCCTGTACCTTCTTTAACTTGTTTAGAAGCAGTTAAACCTTTACTTGTATAAGCTGGAATAATATTTCTTTCATTGAAGATAAGGTATTGCTGATGAAGAATACCACCATCATCAGACATAAATTTCATTCCTTGAAATCCAGACTTCTTAAGTTCTTCAATAAGTTTGTTCTGACCAATTAATGGTTCAGTACTAAGTTTATTTCTTATTCCATTTACTATATCTTCTGTAGTTGATCCTATTTCTACTGGTAATCCTAGTCTCTCACTAATTTTAATTAAATCTTCTGTAGGTTCAGCAGTCATATCAAGTAACTTCTTAGCATTACTAAATGCTTTGACTACTGATGATCCAGCCTCTTGAGCATAAATGTCTGCAACTTCTGGTAGTGTAGTGAAATATAATTCTTGTATTCCTTGTCTACCTTTAATCTTTTCTATAGGAGCATTAGTAGCTCTATACAATGGAATAAGTTCTCCTGCATCATCAACTACAGCAGAATCTTTAACTCTCTTTTCAAATCCTTCAGCTAACTTAGTTATTCTGCTTGCTGCTTTCTCTGCTTTAGGTAATTCCTGAATAAGTTGAAGTGTTCCACCTTTATCAACAAATACTTTTCTTGATAGAGTAGGAAGTAGTTCTTTAACTATATTAGTTCCAGCTTTATTGAGTGAACCACCAGCAACTTTTATTCCTTTACCTACAGTACCTACACCTAAGTAAGTTGTAGGATCAAGAGCAACATCACCTACAAAACCAATAAGCTGCGTAGCAGTAGGATTATTATAAGCAAACTCAGGGTCTTTCTGTCTAATAACATCTGAGTAACTTAGCTTAGCTCTTTTAGTTCCAGTAGCAAATAGTTCAGTAAAAGCTGATGCTACTGAACTGAGTAATTCTCCTTCTGGTTTCTGATATTCAGATATGAATTTATTTACTGCATAACTAGGTCTTGATAGAAAGTCTAATGCAGGGGCAATAGTAGATATAGTCTTTTGGGCACCCGGAATAGATGCTATAGTTTCAGTAACTTTATTAATATATGGATCAAGTTTAGACTCTTGCTTGTCCTCATATGGATCAACATAACCCCTACTCTGAGCATTAGTCTCAGTAGTTGGAGTAGGTGTAGGAGTTTCAAATGGATCTATATATTGGTTACGGTTCATATTACTTAATAATATCTTTAGGGTTTATGTTATAAGGCAACTTAGTTTTCTTTGGATTAACAAGATTTGGATCAAATCCATTAGCTTTGAGAATAACTTTTATTTGCTCATCAGTCCTACCTTTAGCCCTAGCATCTTGTATGATCTGTTCAGCATTTAGTTTAGTGCTAGGCTGTCCAGGCATAGGGTTAGCAGTAGCCTTATTCTGTATTACTACACTTTCTAACTGCTTTTGTTTCTGAACATTATTCAATACTTGTTGCTTATTTTCTTCATCACTTAGTGGTACTGGTTTATTGATAATACCCCAAGTAGGATTACTAGAAGATAAGGCTTTAACTTCTTTGTCAGAATAAATAACACCATTCTTATCTCTATAGTAAACAGTATCTATAGAATCAGCCATAGCATTACCTAAGTTAGTATTTAATGCGTTCTGGTATCTATCCTGAATCTTACTATTCTTATAATACAGAGCTTGTGCTTCATTCTCTGTAATCTCTGATTCTTTAACCCTTCTAGCTAAATCTTTATCAGTTTTGTATTCTTCATTCCTAGCCTGAACATACTTATTATACCACTGATTCTCATTAGGAGTATAGTTAGGTGGCTCTTGACCAGATTGCTTTCTAGCTATAGATGCAGCTACTTCTCTTGGCATATCTGGTACTATTGTTTGCATCAAAGATTGTATTTCAATTCCTTTAGCAAATAGCTCAGGAGCAGCTTTAGCTAATGCATCTCTCTTAGTTCTCATAGATTGATCTACTGAGAAACGATTAGCTAAATCATTGTTCTGAATTGCTTCTCTTTGTGCTATATCCAACTTATTTAGATCAATTTGCTTTTGTGCTTCAATCTGTAATTGAGTTTCAGCACCTTTATATGCAAACTCTCTACCTTCTTTTCTAGCTGTCTGTTGTTCTTGTGTTACATTCCTTGCTTTGTCCAATGCTCCTTGAACCATAGCAGTCTGTATCTGTCCTTGTCTTGCTCTTTCCTGATTCTCTCTATTCTGTTGAATCTGCTGTCTCTGACTAAGTATATTGGATAGTGCAGTACCAGGATCATTAGATGCAGCAATTGACGCACCTTGCGCCAATGCTGTTAATATAGTTTCTAATGCTCCTTGCTTTGGTGGTTGGTATTGCTGTGATTGCAACTGAGTTAGTAGTTGAGTCAGTTGTGAATAAGCATCACCAGTAGGCGGCATTAGTGCTGGATCAGGAAGAAATATATTAGATGGTGGAGCAGTATCAGTTATTTGTGTTACACCTAAGTTTTTATTATCTTGTGGCATATTGTCTCCTTAATTCTGAGGATACTGACTACCAGCACCATATATAGAACCATTGCTCTTAGCACCACCAAATAGACTTCCAAAGCTAAGACCACCACTAGCTATCCCACTAGCTACGCCAGTACCAGCAGCAATCCCTTTAAATATATTATTCCAAAGAGCTTGCCTTTCAGCTTGTCTCTGTGCTTCTTCTTGTGCCAACTGCTGTTGAAATAGTTGATCGTAAAATTGATTGTTTTGATTATTCAACTGTTGCTGTTGCAATCCTAATTGACCGCCAGCAATATCTCTCTGTGTACCTAATCCAAGTAAGTTCTGAATAAACTGTTGTAGATTCTGTGTATTCTGTCCTTGCTGTGATGTTAGGAATTGCTGCAATCCTAATTGCAATTGATTCTGATTAGCTTGCTGTTGTCCTCTTGCAAGTGATTGTCCTTGCAACAATTGATTCATAATCTGTCCAGCAATGGAAGATGCGCCTACTCCATTTCCAACTAATTGAGCTACTGAAGTTCCTTGTGCTTTATTAAATGCATCTTCTTGCAAAGCATTCTGAGCTTGAAAGATTTGCTGTAGTTGTGCTTGTGCAGCAGGATCAATTTGAGATAAAGCAACTGGATTATTTAAAGCATTTGTCAATGTCTCTGTTAGTGTCTGCTGCTGTTGCTGTGTAGGTGCACTAGGATTAGTAGCTTCAAGAGGAAGTATTGCTGGTCTATTGGTCGAAGTCTCAGTAACTTGACCAAACCTAGCTTGATCCCTAGCATCAAGTCCTCTTTCAAGTCTATGAACATATCCTTGTGCATCCCTATACTCTACCATTTGTGGAGTACGAGACACAACCATAGATTCATCAACACCAGCAGGCAATGGGATATTACCCAACTGCTGAGTAATAAGTTGTTGATATTGTGGCGTGTTATACACTTGCTGTTCAGCTTGACCACGTAAACCTAGTGATCTAGCTAGATCACTAACAGCTTGTTGAAATGGATTTAATGGCATATTGTCCTTTCTTACCGACGAACTAATTCAATTACAGCTTGTAAAAGAGCAACGTTATTATTAGTAGCTGTTGCTGATTCTCCTGTTACAAAAAATGTATTATCAGTACCATTATCTAAATTTTGAACAACTAAATTATTATTTGTAATTACAGCAAGTTCAAAACCACCGCTAGCCGTGATTACACCGGCGCTATCTATCT